GCTGAAGTACCGTGGAAGCTCTGGCACTGTCACAACCATCGCTAACGCCTAACCCATACCACCATGATTACCCTCTCTTGGATCATCGAACGCCTTCTCGTCAAACCGACCGAAGGCTCACTCACCGATGTCGTCATCACCGCCGACTGGCGATGCAACGGCACTCAGGATCAGTACAGCGGAACCTGCTACGGCTCCTGCTCGTTCGCTCCGCCGTCTGGTGAGTTCACGCCTTACGAGGATCTGACCGAGCAGCAGGTGCTAGACTGGTGCTTCGCCAACGGAGTCGATCAGACGGCCATCGAAGCGAACGTGACGCAGCAGATCGAAAACCAGATCAACCCGCCGATCATCGCTCCTCCGCTGCCGTGGTTACCGCCGGTGGAAATCGTTCCTCAGGTGGAGCCGCCGCTCGTCAATGCGGAAACTCCTGTCGCCGCTGTTGACGAACAGCCGGTTGTTTCGGATGCTCCGACGGCATGATTACAATCGAACTTACCACTGAGCAGGCCAATCAACTCCTCCAACTCATCGACATCGCCATCAAAGCTGGCGGTTTCCAGAATGCAAAGGTAGGAGTTCCATTGGCCGACCTCATCATCGCAGCCGCACAGCCTAAACCCGAGCAATGACAACCGATACCAACAGTAGCAGCGGGCTTGGAATTTCACTTGCAACCGCCGCTACTGCTGGTGCGGTATCACTGCTTCCTCAGTTAACAGAGTGGTTCCGATTCGGGGCCGCTCTGTTGGCGTTTATAGCCGCAGCAATCGGACTCTACAAAGCCCTCAAGAAATGAACTGGAAAACCACTCTCGCAGGTGTCGGAGCAATCATGGTCGCAATCGGAGGCGCACTCAAAGCACTCTTCGATGGAGACCCCTCCACCAACATGGACATCGCAGCCACCATCACCGCCGTGACCGTTGGATTCGGACTCATCATGGCCAAGGACGCTGATAAGAAGAAGGCTGAATGAACGTCATCGAGCAAATCGTATCAGCCATTCTCAAGTGGCTGGTATGGCTTGCGAAAACACCCTACACCGCAGAGGATGCAAAACCCGATCCAGAACTCAAAAAGAAGCTACTGGATCGCATTGCTGATTCTGAGCGCAAGCTGCTCAACAAGAGTGGTGATGGTGCCCCACGGTGAGCCCATACGCCTCGCTGAGGACGTAAAAGCTCGCGTCTGGGTCAAAGATGCCCAGGGCAACCCAACCAAGTCTCAAAACCGCGTGACAATCCACGAGGGATGGTACGCACTACCGAAGGAATAGTATGGCAACCCCACTTACAGGCAGTTCAGTCGCATCAACATACATTGGCCTGCTCAAGACCTCCGACAACGCCAGTCTTACCGGAAGTCTCAGGAGCATCAGCGATGGCGGCGGAACCGATTCCGCGCTCCAGCTCTCCACCACCGCAGCCAACATTGTCGGTACCCTGAATGTCACGGGTGCCACCGGACTGGCTTCGAGCCTCGCAGTCTCTGGGTTGGCCACCATCGGTTCTACACTCGGCGTGACCGGTGCCACCAACCTTTCATCCACCCTGACCGTTACCGGTGCTACTACCCTCTCGTCCACTCTGGCAGTCACTGGTGCCGCCAATCTCTCGTCCACCCTCGCGGTCACCAGCAACATCTCCACGAGCGCGGGTAATCTGTCCGTGTTTGGAAACATCGTCCAAACCAACGCCGCCGCATCAAGTTCGTTTGCCGGAAGCCTTACTGCTTCATCGGTAACATTCAGCTCAACCTTCACATGCAATGGAAATGCATCGTTTTTTGGAAACGTATCATTCTCCAATCCATTAACAATCAATAGCACCCTCAATGTTACCGGTGCTACTGTCATATCGAACAACCTTACTGTAACCGGTTCGATTGGATCTAGTTCTTCTATTAGCGGAACGTCTTTGTCCGCAAGTGGTAACCTGACGGTAAACGGCAATACCACTATTGGTAATGCTGCCGCAGATCTCCTGACGGTGAACGCGAATGTTGTTACATTCCCGAACATCACCACTCAGAATGTTGATACGGATACCGATAAGGTTATCATTCTTGATTCGACTGGAAGACTTCGGGCTTCCAACTCCAGTCAGTTTGTTCAGACTTCATTGAACTCCCCTCAATGTAAGCAGACTGCAAACAAAGCCAGAGCAAGCATTGAGGCAAATACCACTGGATCTGGTGCTGATGTAATATCGGTTTCTATTACTCCACGAAGCGGCAGTTCAAACATTCTTGTTTCTGCCGTTATCAACTATTCGTTTTTAACCGGTGATTCCAAAAACTGCGTTTTCAGGCTAACTAGAAACGGAACTGAGATTGGAACAAGCACTGGTACTGGAATAGTTGGAATCGCTTCCGCCAGCTACGAAGACGGTGAGATTGAGTCGATCAACAATGTTAAGATAGAGTTTCTTGATTCACCCAATACCACCTCTGCTGTTACATACAAGATTCACATTTATGGATCTAGTGACCTGTATTTGAACTTCAACATAAATGGTTCCGTCCAGCAAAGCACTACTTCGACGATCACCGCTCAGGAATACTTCGCCTAATGAAACCATCTGAAGTAGCTCAAGCGGCTTGCGACAAGCTGTCGTTCACGGACTCGGCCACGATCACGTTGGCCAAGAAGTTCTGTATCCGCCGCTACTCCATGATCTGGGATTCGTGCCTGTGGAACGATACCCTTGGCGTTACCTCCATTCCGATCACTGACGGTGATGAGATCAACACGATCAGCACATTCATCACCAGCACCTACTCGTCGAACACTGGGTACAACATGTACATGGACTTCCCGGTGGCAGTGAAGTTCACGGTTGATGGAGATACCGATGGTATCGAGATCCCGTCCGCTGAGTGGGTGTCGTTCTTCCAGCTCGATCCAAACACTTGGAACAACGTCGATGGGCGCAAGTCCACTCCCAACAACTTCGTGAACTGGGTCCGAAACATGGACCCTGCTTACGGACTTGCCGGTGTTCCCAAGATCAAGCTCATCCCCGTTCCCAACGTCAATGGAACGCTCTTCATCCTTGGCAAGAAGCAGTCGCAGATGCGTCAGTTCGGTGAGGCTCAGACCATCACCAATGACAGCAACTTCGAGCTGCACGGTGTGGAGAATGCACTGATGGCCTACACCGAAGGCGATCTCCTGGAATACTCTCGGCAGTACGGTAAGGCCCAAGCCAAGTTCCAAGAGGGCGCGGCTCAAGTGTCCATTATGAAAGACATGGAACGCGGTCAGCAGCAGCAGATCAGCCGCATCATTCCTGACAGCCTCTACGACTACACCTTTCAGGACATCACCTAATGCCATTCCAATCCTCAGACGCACTCGACGACCAGATGCTTCTGGATGGAAGCAATGGGTTCAGCACTGGTGTCGTTTCAGCTACTCGTCCAGATGCCATTCCGGCCACAAGCTTGGAGTCGGCCATCAACATGGACTACGATGACTTTGGAAACCTTGTCACTCGTCTCGGGTCCGTTTCACTGGTTGGAAACAGCATCACCACCAACTGGGAAGCTGTTATCACAAACTGGGAGGCAACCACCGGCAACTTCGCCTCCAACCTTCCAATCAACTGCCAAGTCTACTCTGGCTTCTACTTTGATACGTCCGCCTCAGAGCGTCTGGTAATCGCGCTGAATGATATCAACGCGAACACCAATCTGCTGTACTACGGATCTCCTGGTATTTCGTACAACGTCATCAGCGGATCTACGATCAATCCTCTCGCGAGATACGTCTACTTCGCTCAGCTCAACGAGAAGCTGTTCTACGCGGATGGCTATAGCGCACTGCGTTATGTCAACAGCTCAAACTCGAACGCATCCATCGCTGCCGGAAAAATCAGCCGCATCGATGTCATCAATCAGGGGAGCGGACACAGCAACATCCCAACAATCACCATATCGGCCCCTCCGAGTGGTGTAACTGCAACCGCTCAAGCAAGAATCGGCGGAGACGGAGCCGTTCTTTCCATTGTAATTCTGAATCCCGGAAGCGGATACATCACGCCTCCTACGGTTTCGATTTCTCCAGCAAACCAGTCTCACGCGGTCGCATTTGTATCCCTCGCCGCTCCTGCCAAGCCTCTCTACCTCACAACGCATACCAATCGTCTCTGGTGCGTTTCGGCAGATACCACGGTTCC